AGGAGTAAGTAAATGGCTAGTACCTACGTCAATAATCTTAGATTAAACGAAATGGGAACTGGTGATGCCAGTGGAACATGGGGTAATACAACAAATACCAACCTAGAACTTATTGGTGAAGCTCTTGGTTTTGGCACAGAAGCTATAACAACAAATGCTGATACTCATGCCACAACAGTTGCAGATGGTGCTTCTGATGCAGGTAGAGCCATGTATCTTAAATATACTGGAACATTAGATAGTACATGTACTATAACTATCGGCCCAAATACCATGAAACGAGTGCAAATTATAGAAAATGGCACAAGTGGTTCGCAATCTATAATTATTAAACAAGGTTCTGGTGCTACAATTACTATTTTGACTGGTGAAGTTAAGGTTCTATCTTTAGATGGTGCTGGAAGTGGAGCGGCAGTTACTGAAGTATTTACAGATTTATCTTTAGCAAGTCCAAAATTAACTGGTACACCAACGTCTATAACTGCCAATGCAGGAACAAACACAACACAAGTTGCAACAACTGCTTTTGTAAAAACTGCAGTAGACAATGCAGAGCCTTTTCCATCTGGTACGTCAATGTTATTTCAACAAACTGCGGCACCTACTGGTTGGACAAAATCAACAACACATAATGATAAAGCACTAAGGTTAACATCTGGAACAGTGGGAACTGGTGGTAGTGTAGCTTTTACTACTGCGATGGCAACTCCTGCAGTTAGTGTAGGTAGTGTTACTGGAGATCCAGGGAGTAACTTAGCAGTCGCCGCTGGAAACTTAGCAGTTAGTATGAGTGGTAATATTTCAGATACAACTCTAAGTACAAACCAAATACCATCTCACTCACATTTAATTCGTGCTCTAGATAATAATGGGCCGCAGGTACTTAACTTCTCAGTTCAAACTGGAGCTAATAGAAATAGGTCAATGTTCGACACTGATGCCACTGGTGGTGGTGGAGCTCACAATCATGGACACAATTTAAGTGGAAGTATGACTGGAGCACCATCTATTAGTGGTAATGTAACTGCTGGAAACTTAGCAGTAGCAAGTTCTACTGCCACTATTAATGTGCAGTATGTAGACTTTATTATAGCTAATAAGGATTAATATGCAGTTAAAGGTTGAGGAGAACTGCCCATTACATAACTTTAAGAAGTGTAAGCAATTTAAATGTGCTTGGTTTGTTCAGATGAAAGGTACTAGTCCAAATGATGGTAAAGAAGTAGATGAGTATGCTTGTGCTATTGCATGGTTGCCTTTGTTACTTGTTGAAAATGCAACACAAGCAAGACAAACGGGAGCGGCAGTAGAATCATTTAGAAATGAAATGGTAAAGTCAAATGATTCCAATAGAAATATTTTAGAATTGTCAAAAATTTTAGAGATTAAGAATAAGAGGATAAATTAAAAATGAATGACATGACAAGAGTAAAAAACACTACATTTATTAGTGCCTACGAAAATATAGCACCAGACGATTATTGTGATAGAATGATTTCTGCATTTCGTGAATTAGAAACTAGTAGAGTGTCAACATTTATTGGTTCTGTAAATAATGGAGCAGGAAAAAGAAAAGACTATTCATATTTTTTTAATCAACACCAAAATGTTATGTTTAATACTCTTGAATTGACAAAAGAAACTAACATAATTTTAGACCAAGCATTAGCAAAATATGTTGAAGAATATCCATCATTAGAACCTATGAGCTATTATAGTACGTTTGTAAAAGTTCAAAGAACTCCACCAAAAGGTGGATTTCATACTTGGCACTGTGAACATGGAGCCGCAGAAGCATCAGGAAGAATGCTGACTTGGACAATATATCTTAATGATGTTCCTGATGGAGAAGGAGAAACAGAATTTTTAGAGTATGGTGTAAAAGTAAAGGCTAAAAAGGGTACTGTATCTTTTTTTCCTGCAAGTTGGACACATACTCATAGAGGTAATGCAGTTTACACACATGATAAATTTATAGCAACTGGCTGGTATTATGTACTTGGCACTTAATAATGGAGTAGAAAATGGCAAAAATAATATATCTTAAAGATGGTCAAGAGGGTAAATCACAACTACATATAGATAGTGTACAAATAGATAAATCTGATTGGGGTGTGGATAGTAAAATTCATGCAATTCAATGGGATGGTTCTAAAGGTGAGATTGAATATAATGATGGTACACCAAATAAAGAAATAACAGATATATCTTCTTTTGATTTTGAAACTAAACATGCTACTGAAAAAAAATCTATTGATGATGAACAAGCAAAATCTGATAAAGAAGCAGAAGCAAAAATGACTTATGTAGATAAAAGAGCTTTGGAATATCCAGCTATTGGAGATCAGCTAGATGACATTTATCATAATGGAATTGATGGTTGGAAAACTACAATCAAAGCAGTTAAGGACAAATATCCTAAATAATAAAATATATTGTATAGGTATGTTTCTTTATGAAAAAAGGTCTTGAAAAAAATAGTAAATATAATAAATACGATATTAATAATGATGGTGTCGTAACAGATGAAGAATTAGCAATAGCTACATCTATTAAAGAAACAGAACAACTTTTAAGAAAACAATTAGCACAACTTAGAATTGCAAGAGCAACATTAATAGCTATGGGTTTATTTACTGTAGCTATGTTTTTTGTAGATATAGAAAGATTAAAAGCATTATCTGATATTAGTAATTTGTTTTATATTTCTGGTGCAGGAATTGTAGGTGCATATATGGGTGCTTCTGCTTTTATGAGTAAAAAATAATGTTTAAAGCATTAGTTACAATTTGTGTAATAGGCTTTCCAAATGATTGTCAAGTTCTAGAAGATCAGACTGGCCCGCATGAAACAGAATTTGATTGTAAACAAAGAGCACTAGAAATAAGCAGACAAGTTCATAATTATTATCCACTATGGAAGCCAACTAAGTATAGATGTCAAAAATTATCTGCAGGGAGACTTAAATGGAAACTATGATACTAGATGCTTGGAATGATCTAAGCTATGTAGAAGGCGTATTATTTACTATATGGATGTTTATTCTTTACTATGGAAAAGTATGGATAGATAGTCGTTTTAAAAGAAAGGAATGCACATGCTCACGGCGTTAATTGGACCCGTTTCTAATCTTCTGGGAAAATTTATAGAAGACAAGGACATGAAGAACAAGTTGGCACATGAGGTAGCTACTATGGCAGAATCTCATGCCCAGGAATTGGCAAAAGGTCAATTAGCTATAAATCAAACTGAAGCAAAGCATAAATCTATCTTTGTGGCTGGGTGGAGACCCTTTATTGGCTGGACATGTGGCATTGCTCTATGTTGGCATTTTGTCTTAGCACCAGTTACAATCTTTATTTGTGCATATTTATCAGTGGAAATACCAGAATTACCTACTTTTGATATGGGATCGCTTATGACTGTTTTAATGGGAATGCTAGGTCTTGGCGGGCTCCGCAGTTTTGAGAAGTATAAAGGTTTAACAAAATGATATGGTTTTGGTTGAGTTTATCTAAATTTTTCAATAAGATTGGTAATTATTTCTACCATCGTCATGTAGACTGTTTGAGAAAAAGACAAGGAAGATAGATGAATATTGATACATTAAAAAATGAATTGATTGCAGATGAAGGAATAAAATACGAAATATATCTTGATCATTTAGGCTATAAAACTTTTGGGATCGGTCATTTATGTAAAGCAAAAGATCCAGAAAATGATATGGAAGTTGGAACTGTAGTATCACAAGAAAGAGTTGACGAATGTTTTGAGGAAGATATTGAAAAAGTTATAGATGATTGCACAATACTTTATGATGACTTTTATATACTACCAGAAGAAGCACAATTAATTATTGCAAATATGATGTTTAATCTGGGCCGCCCAAGATTAAGTAAATTTTCCAAGATGCATTCAGCAGTAATGGATGCTAACTGGATTGAGGCTGGAATTCAAATGGAAGATTCCAGATGGGCAAAACAGGTTCCAAATAGAGCAGAAAGACTTTGTGAAAGAATGAGGAATGTAGCCTAATGCCTTTAGTGCCATTGAAATTCAAAGCTGGAATAGTAAAAGACATTACAGAGTACGCCTCTGGTCAAGCTGGATATTATACAGATGGCAATCTAGTTAGATTTAGAAATGGTTTTGCAGAAAAAGTAGGTGGGTGGCTAGAGGAAGAATATTCTTTTAATGCTGATCAACAAACACCTACTACTGTCACAGGAAAGCCAAAACATTTAATTTCGTGGCGTTCAATCATAGATAGCTTTGATAGAATTATTGTAGGTACACATAATCATTTGTATTTAATTAATAATGGTGTGTTCTACGATATTACGCCTCTTAGAAAAACATCTTCAAATTTAAGTAATCCTTTAGTTACTACAAATAATAGTTCAGTAGTGACTGTGACAGATACTAGTCATGGAGCACAAACTGGTGATTTTATAGTTATAAAACAAGCCACTGCAGTTGGTGGTATAAGTGCTGATACAATAAATAGATTAGAAGGCTATCAAATAACTAAAGTGAATGATAACTCATATACATTTATTTCAGGCAGCCAGGCAAGTTCTGGAGCTACTGGTGGTGGAACTGCAATAGATATACAGTATTTAATTGGAAATTCAGATGGTGTGGGATTTCAAAGTTCAGATCCAGCACTAGGTTATGGAGTTGGTTCTTGGGGTGAAAGCACATGGGGAACTGCTAGAGATGTAGCATCAAGTACAATTAATATAGATGCAACCAATTGGTCATTGGAATTGTGGGGTGACGATGTATTAATTAATAACAGAGAAGGTCAGCTATATTATTGGGATACGTCTGCTGGGGATAGTGCAAGAGCAGTTTTAGCATCTACTTTAGGTGGTGCTAGTGGCAT